AAGCGCGCCATCGCGGCCGCGAGGCATCTACCCAGTAAGGAGCCAGCATGACTGGAATCAGCGGGCAGGGGACCACGTACAACCTGCCGAACTACACGGGCGAACTGTTCCAGGTGTCGCCCGAAGACACCCCGTTCCTCTCCGCAATCGGTGGCCTCACCGGCGGCGAGCAGACCACGTCGCCCGAGTTCGGGTGGCAGACCGAGGACCTCCGCGACGCGGAAGAGAACCGGTCCCGTCTCGAGGGCGCGAACGCGCAGACCGCGGACAACCGTGTCCGCGCACGCGTGAAGAACGTCGTCGAGATTCACCAGGAAACCGTCGAGGTCAGCTACACCAAGCAGGCCGCGACCGGTCAGATCGCCGACGCGAAGATCGCCGGCTCGAACCCCGTCACCGCGGAACTTCCGCACCAGCTGATGCTGGCGCTGAAGGCCAAGGCGCGCGACGTCGAGCTGTCGTTCATCCTGGGCCGCAAGCAGGTCCCGAACGACAACAACACGCCCCGCAAGACGGGCGGTCTGATCGAAGCGATCCAGACCAACATCATCGACCTCGGCGAGACCTTCACGGGCCTGTCGGCGTCGACCGACACGATCGCGCAGACCGCGACGACGTTCGCCAACGGTGACGCGCTCCGCTTCACCTCGGTGGGCGCGTCGACCACGGTGAAGCTCGACCGGGTCTACTACGTGGTCAGCAAGACCACGGACGCGTTCAAGGTCGCAGCCACCAAGGGCGGCTCGCCCATCACGATCGGCACCGCCACCGTGGCCGTGTCGAAGCTCACCACGGCGGGCCCGACGAAGGACACCTACGACGCCCTGTTCCAGCAGGTGTTCGACAACGGTGGCCTCGCCGAGGGCGAGACCGCGACGATCATGGTCGGTTCGCGCCAGAAGCGCAGCCTCACCACGGCGTACGCGTCCGCGTTCGGCAAGTACGACGAGCAGTCGCGCACGGTCGGCGGTGTGGACTTCCGCACCATCCTGACCGACTTCGGCACGATGAACGTCGTCCTCGACCGGTGGATGCCGGCCGACTCGTTCGCCGTCGTTTCGCTCGAGCAGTGCGCGCCGGTGTTCCTCGAGATTCCCGGCAAGGGGCACTTCTTCGAGGAGCCGCTGGCGAAGATCAGCGCGTCGGACCGCGTGCAGATCTACGGCGAGATCGGTCTGAAGTGGGGCAACGAGAAGGCGCACGGCATCATCCGTGGCCTCCCCGTCGAGCCCGTCTGGAGCGAGTAGCGCTCCCCCGGCCCGGGTTGCCCTTGGCGGCGCCCGGGCCGGGCCACCACACCACATTGAGTAGAGGGGTACGACCATGATCACCATCAAGCATCCGACCGTCAGCGAGGGCACCGTCGAGGTGTCAGGGCTGACGTTTACGGACGGCGTCGCCGAAGTGTCGAACATCGACGACGCGGCGCGCGCAGTCCTCACCGACCACGGCTTCACCTTCGACGGCGACCCGGAAGATCCGAAGAGCGCGCCCGTCGAGATCGGGCGCTTCGACCTCACGGAGATCGTCGGCACGAAGCTGGAGAAGCTCAGCCGGGCCGAGGTTGACGCGATCGCCGCCGAGTTCGACATCGACGTCAGCGGCGCGAAGAACAAGGGCGAAGCGATCGCCCTCATTGAGGCCAGCGGCAAGATTCCCGTCGTCGGAACGGTCGAGGCGCACGCCGTCGTTGGCCCCGCCGACGACAGTCCTGCCGGCGATGACGACCAGAAGGGCGCGGACGCGTCCTGACCCTGACCTGTGGCCCGCGCCGTGCGGTGCGCGGGCCACAGCACCCCCTCGACAGAACGGAGGCGCGTCGTGCGCATCTTCCACCCGCGACCCCAGATGGGCCGCCAGAAGTTCATCGGCGTCGAGTTCCGCGACGGTGTAGCGGACGTCGCCGAGCTCCACCCGGAGCGGCGCACCGCGCTCCTCATGCACGGGTACACGATCGAGGATGACGCGCCCGAGTCGGTGAACCTCCCCGAGCTGTCCGTCGCGGAACTGCGCGAGATCGCCCGCTTCGAAGGCGTCGAGCTCCCCACCCGTGCGAAGAAGGCCGACATCATCGCCGCGCTCGAGGAGCAGCGGCGCGAGGTCGCCGCTACGCCAGCAGAGATCGAAACGCTCAACGAGCTGGCGGCAGAACTTCGCGAGTCCGCCCAGGCCGCGACCATCGACCAGCCCGATGATGCGCACGACGATGCGAAGACCGACTGGCCTCGCAAGAAGGCCACCGACTTCGCGCCCGGAGCCTGACGATGGCTCAGCGCGTCTACGCCACCGCCGCCGACTACTACGACTTCATCGGCGACGACCAGCCCATGACGACCCCGCCAGAACCGGAAGAGGGCCAAGAGCCACAAGAGCCGGAGCCCGTCACGGAGAAGCAGCTCAACGCTGTTCTCCGCCGCGCCTCAGCCGTGATCGACTCCCACACCCGACACGACGTGTACGACGTCGACGAAGACGGCTACCCGAACGACCAGAACATCGCGGACGCGTTCAAGGAAGCGACGTGCGCGCAGGCTGACTGGTTCGAGGACTCTGGCGACGTCACCGGCTCACAGTCGCAGGACGGCACCATCGCGATCGCGTCAGTGTCGATCGGCGCCCGCGGCCGCAGCGTCGGGGGCGCATCGGCAGAAGCGGCCGCGTCACGCATCGCACCGGAAGCGGTGCAGATTCTGCAGAACGCCGGCCTGATGCGCACCCGCACCGCCCACACGTAGGGAGACCCTCATGCCTCGCCTGCGCGCCAGACAACTCCCGCACACCATCCAGTACCGCACCGTGACAGAAACCGCGGAGGGTGTCACGTGGAGCGCGTGGAGCGACCCGCTGCCGGCGTACGTGGAGCAGAAGATGCGCCTTGTCGTCGACCGCCGCTCCCAGTCGCCCACGAGCGGCCAAGAGATCACCTCCTCGACCCGCGTCATCCTGCTGCCGGAGAACGACGTGCCTGCTGCCGCCGAGGTGAAGGTGTGGGCGGGCACTCCCCGGGAGCGCGCGTCCGCGGTGATCGCTTCCGACAAGTTCGACTACGACCGCCGCACCCCGAACCACGTCCAACTGGACCTCGAGTAGGGAGCCGCCATGAGTGTCGATGCGTCCGTCTCCGTGACCTCCAACTTCGGCAACATTGCCGAGTCCGCGCTCGCCGGCATCCTCCGCGGCGAGACGCGCGCCGCGGAGCGCCTCCTCGCGCTGTCCCTGCCGCGCACGCCACTGGGCGACACGGGCAATCTCCGTGGCTCGGGAGCAGTCACCCCCGCGGCCGATGCCGAAGAGGGCGCGGCGGTGACGTTCGACACCCCGTACGCGGTGCGCCTTCACGAGAACCCGCAGTACAACTTCAGCGAGCCCGGGACCGGCGGCAAGTACGTGGAGAACCCCGCCATGGAGAACTCGCGCGAGCTCGGCCAGATCATCGCGACTGAGGCTGGCCGTGGCTGATGCTCCCGAACTGACGCTTCGGCGCGCGCTCGCCGGCCTGCTTCACGCGAACGGGCTTGCCGTGTACGCGCCGACCGGTGCACTGCCGGCGCTCGGCGTGAAGCTCGACGGCGAGTTCCCCACCATCGACGAGTTCACCACCATCGCCTCCCCGCCCACCACCGCGGACGGGTTCAGCGACAACGTCGTGTACCGAGTGCAGTTCTACACCCGCCGCAAGGGCTCCCCCAACGTCGCCGAGAAGTGGGCGAGCGACCTCGAGAAACTCCTGAACCGCAAGGAGTACACGCCGAACATTCTCGGCATCTCGTGGGCGTGGGAAATGTCCCGCACCTACTTCGACAAGGACACGCAGGGGCGCGTCGCCGTCGCCGCCACGTACGGCTTCCGCGGGCGCCGCTGACCGAGACCACCCCTTCAAGTGAAGGGGTTCGCCGCGACGGGCGGCATTCCCCATCCGAACGAAGGAGAACACCGTGAGCGATCACACCCTGTACGACACCATGGCCCGCACCGACGGGTCTCTTGCCCTCGCCCACCAGAAGGGCATCCGCTACAAGCTGAACGGCGTGTTCGTCAACATCACTGGCGACATCAACAACCTCAACCCCAACGAGACCCAGGTCACCGTGCCCGTCGAGGTGTACGGGAACAAGGCCGCATCGGGCGTCGAGATCATCGGCCACACCTTCGCGCCGACGTTCACCGTGGAAGCCATCCGCAACCCGGTCACCAAGCACATCGCACAGCCGTGGCTGGTCGATCTGCTGGACAAGGCAGCGAAGAAGGGCGCCGACAACAAGGGCGAGTTCCAGCTGTTCGACCTGCTCGACGAGAACCTGCCCGCACATGAGGGCACCTTCTCGATCATGGTCGCACCGGCGACGACCGGCTACCAGGACAAGGGCGGCTACGCCTTCACCCTGCAGTCGGACGGCGTTGTCGACGTCATCCCTTCGCCGATCGCGGGTGACGGGTCGCCGATCATCGAGACCGCCAGCCCTGCCGGCCAGGCTGTCGGCGAGCAGATCGTGGTTCGGGGCTACAACTTCACCGGCACCACGGGAATCACGGTCGACAGCGAGACGGTCGACGAGTTCACGGTTGTGGACGCGAACACGATCGTGCTCGTCATCCCGGCCGCAGTGAGTGGCTCCGCTCCGATCGTGGTGACGAACGCGTCGGGCGCGAGCGACAGCTTCGCGTACACCGCCGCCTCTTAACCCCCCTCTGGCCCGCCATGCGCCTTCGGGTGGCGCGTGGCGGGCCACCCAACCGCACGCTGAAAGGCACACCGCATGATCACCGCCACTGCCGAAGGCAGAAACCTGCGGCTCACCGTCGAAGGCATCGACGAGCCGTTCATCATCCGCCCCATCCCGGGCAACGCCGGCCACCAGATCACCGACGTGTACATTCGCACGTTGGCGAAAGCGACCGAACCGCACGAGATGGCGCTCGCGCTCGCGATCGCGCTCGACGGTGCCATGCGCACCGAGTCAGGCTCGTGGGCGCCCGTCCCGCCGGAGGAGCGCGTCAACTCGCTGCGCCTCGGCGACGAAGTGTCCGCAGCTGAGGGTGAAGACATCAGCATGGCCGCGTTCTTCTGGCAGACGATCCTGAACGTCGCCGGCGTCAACGCGTACCTCTCCGCGGGGGGAGGTGTGGGTGGCCTGGAAAAAGCGACGTGGGCGCTCGTACACCGTTTGGGGCTCTCACCGGAGACGACGTCGCCCAGTTCGGCATTGGAAAGCCTGATCCAACTACAGGGCTCTATCCCGAGTACGTCTTCCCCCCAGGGTGGCGCGAAGCCCGGGAAGCAGCCGCAAGACAGGCGGCCGAAGCGGAGCGGCGCGAACGCACCCTGACGGCGCAGGAGCTGTGGACGCTCCTGTTCCCCCACATCTTCAACGAGATCGAACTCGACCTCGCGCAACACAACCTCATCGCCGATCTAGACCGCGCCCTCGAGACCCGCCCCTGGCATTTCGTGCGCGGCGCGATCGAACGCCTCACCTCCATTGACGACACCTGGACGCAGAGGACGGTGAGGGCGCATGTTCGAAGCCGGCAGCCTGATCTACCGCATCCAGACCGTCGGGGCGGGCCTGTTCAAGTCGGAGCTGGACCAGGCTGACAAGGCCGCTAAGCAGGCCGGGAAGTCTGTCAGCGAAGCCGCAAGGTCGACCCGTGACCTTGGCGACCAGAGCCGCCACATGCGGCCGCACCTGCATCAGGTCACCGGCGAGCTGAAAAACATGTCGTCCGAGGCGCAGGCCGCGTCCCGTGAAGTTGGCGGCACCCTGGTCGCGATCGGTGCAGGCATTGTCGCGATCGCTGGCCTGACGGTGAAAGCCGCGAAGGACTGGGAAACGGCGTGGATCGGCGTCGAGAAAGTCATCGACGGCACCCCTGAGCAGATCGCCGCCGTCGAGTCGGAACTGCGCGCCCTGACCGGCATCCTGCCCGCCTCACATAAGGAGATCGCGGCCGTCGCAGAGGCCGCTGGTCGACTTGGCATCGAGGCCGGCAGCATCGCCGGATTCACGAAGGTGATGATCGACCTCGGCGAGGCGACGAACATCACGGCAGAGGCCGCCGCAACAGACCTTGCCCGGTTCATGAACGTCATGGGCGACAGCGTCGACACCGTCTCCAATCTCGGCTCCGCGATCGTCGACCTCGGAAACAACTTCGCCACCAGCGAGTCCGAGATCGTCGCCATGGCCATGCGCCTTTCCGGTGCCGGCCGCCAGGTCGGTCTCACGAGCGCTGAAGTGCTCGGCCTCGCGACCAGCCTCTCCGCGGTCGGCATCGAAGCGCAGGCCGGTGGTTCGGCGATCTCGAAGGTGATGATGGAGATCGCCTCCCAGGTGGAGAACGGCGGCGACAAGCTCGACACGTTCGCCCGCATCGCCGGCATGTCCGCTGATCAGTTCTCCCACCAGTGGCGCACGAACCCGGGCCTCGCGCTCGCAGCGTTCGTCAAGGGTCTCGCGGACGCGGAAATGCAGGGCGAGTCGACGCTCGGCATGCTCGAAGAGCTCGGCATTAGCGAAATCCGCATGCGCGACGCTCTTCTCCGCTCGGCGGCCGCCGCGGATGGTTTCGCTGATGCGATGTCGCTGGGCAACGAAGCGTACGCCGAGAACATCGCGCTCGCCACGGAGGCGGAGAAGCGGTACGCGAGCTTCGACTCGCAGGTCGGAATGATGCGCAACAAGGTCACTGACCTCGCCATCGACCTCGGCCAGCACCTCCTGCCGATCCTGCTCTCAGTGGTGCAGGGCATCGGCGACTTTGCTGACATGCTCGCGGGCCTGCCGGAGCCGATGCAGGGCGCGATCGCGATCGGCGGCGCACTGATCGGCATGATCACCCTCGCCGGCGGCACCGCGTTGATCGCGATCCCGAAGATCGTCGCGTTCCGCACCGCAGTCGCGACACTCACGACAACGATGCCGCTCGCCACGGGCGCCGTGCGAGGATTCGCGTCCTTCCTCGGCGGGCCGTGGGGGGTCGCGATCGCCGCCGGCGTCACCGGCATCATGCTCCTCACGAACTACCTCAAGTCGGCACAGTCGTCGGCCGAAGAGGTCGACAACGCCTTCCGCACGGCGTCCGAATCTGGGCAGCTGTTCGAAACGCTCGGCGAGGGCAAGGAGATCACCTACTGGCGGGACGTGACCGCCGACCTCGAGAACATGAACTACATGCTCCAGCGGGTGGAGCAGGAGAACGCGAACGTCTTCCTCCGGTTCTCGACGGAAACGCATGGCTTCCGCGGCGCGCTGCGCGAAGCGGGCGAACAGCTGTCAACGATGGCCGCGTCGGATTTGCCCTCAGCGACCCGCGCTTTCTCGACCTTCATCGAGGGTCAGCAGTTGACGCGCGAGCAGGTCGCGTCGCTGATCAACGAGATGCCCGCGTTCCGCGACGAGCTGACCCGTCAGGCGACCGCGCTCGGAATTAGCTTGTCGGGCCTCACCGACCAGGAGCAGGCCCTCATCCGTGCCGAGATCGCTCTCGGCGAGTACGGGGACGCGACCGCCGACGCGACCGGGGATACGAAGTCCGCCGCGGCCGCGTACCTGGAGGCAGCCGATGCGACGACACAGCTGAACCGTGACCTCGAATCGTTGCTCAAGACGCTCGACGAGGCGAACCGCACCAACCAGGACGCGATCACGTCGAACCTTGACTACAAGGACACGCTGGCCGACGTTGACGAAGCGATCAAGAACGCGCGTGACGGCGTGGAGGGCTACTCTCTCGGGCTTGACGAGAACACTCAGGCCGGGCGCGACAACACCCGCATGCTTGTCGACATCGCGAGAGACGGCTGGGATGCCGCTGAGGCGCAGTTCGCGCTCGATGGCTCGGTGGAAGGGTTCCGGAAGCGACTTGTCCAGTCGCGGGACGACTTGATTCAGCGAGCTATCGATCTGGGCGCGACCCGTAAGGAAGCCGAAGAGCTCGCCGACAGGTTCTTGAAGATGCCGACCGATCACGAGTTCGAAGTGATCGCGGAAACCGAGCGCGCGAAGCGGGCCGTGAATGGGTTCATCACCATGTTCGACGGCCGCCGCATCAGGGTGAGTGTCGACACGTATGGCGGGCAGACGTACCGCATCGAAGGACAGCGGGTCGGGTTCCAGGCCGACGGTTCCGTGCGCAAAGCTGCGGACGGTTTTGTGGAGCCGATGTCGCACCAGCAGGCGCAGATGCGCCGAGCAGGCTCGTACGTGCTGTGGGCTGAGGACGAGACCGAGGGTGAGTCGTTCATCCCGCACGCGCCGTCGAAGCGGCAACGGTCCGAGCAACTTCTCGCCGAGACGGCGGCTCTCTTCGGTGGGATGTACGTGCCGCCTGGAGCCAGTGTGCGCCCGATGGCCGATGGCGCATTGTCGACCCTTGCGCCCGGCCAGCCAGCAACCGAGCTGAGGGAGGGCAAGTCCGTGACGGTCCACATCTCTGCCGACGACCCCGCGAGCGTGGGCAAGGTCGTCATACAAACACTGGATGCTTACCTGATGGGCAGGCCGGAATGATCACGGCCGCCCTCGATGGGGTCACCTTCTCCACCGTCCGCGGGGATGCCATGTGCACCATCGCGTCGCTCTCGGGTTGGTTCGGGCCGCCACCGGAGAAGACTCGCGTGAACGAGCGCCCGAACGCGAACGGCGCATTCGGCCAGGAGGTCTTCTACCGGTCTGCGCGCCCGATCATGTTCACCGGACTCATGCTCACGAGCGAGCAAGGAATCGAGCAGTGGGAGAAGCTGTCGGCGATCCTGTCCGAGGGTGCGCCTCGGCTGCTCACCGTCACGGATCAGAAAGGCCCGAAGTCGGCGCTCGTAAAGGTGCTTGGCGGAACATCAGATCTGATCCCACTCGCTGACGGAACGGCCAGCTACGTGTTGAGCCTGCTCGCGTTCGACCCCGTGAAGTATGGGCCGGTGCGTTCGCAGACCACTGGCCTGCCGGTTGAGGGTGGCGGGCTTGAGTATCCGCTGCATGATCCTGCCGGTGCGCTGTTTTACGGCGCGAACGGTGAGCTCGGCAGGGTCGAGGTCTCGAACGGAGGCACGGCGAAGACGTTCCCGGTCGTGACCGTGACGGGCGGAATGGCGGCTGGCTTTTTCGTGCAGCGGCTCGATACCGGCCAGGTGGTGAGGTATGACCGTGTGGTTCCTCTCGGCACGGATGTGCGCATTGACATGCGGACGGGCGCCGTGGTGGTGGACGGCACTTCTGACGGTTCCACGTACTTGAGCCGGTCCGAGTTTTTCGGCATCGAACCGGGTGCGAACTTTGCCGTGCAGTTCAACGCGCTCGGGTCAACGACCGGGACCCCGACGATGACTATCGAGACGCAGGACGGTTTCTGGTGACGACCACGTGGATCATTGGTGATCTCCTAACCGGTGCGCGCATTCAGACGCTCCCGGTCATGGCGGGCTTGTGGTCCGACTTGCTCAATGGCTCTGGCACCATCCAGTGCACTGTCGACCTCAACGACCCGGATGTCCAACGTCTCCGCCTTGCGGAATCGGCGAGGCCTGGCCGTACCTTCCTCGCCGCCGTCTCGGGCGATACGGTCTTGCAAGCTGGCCCGGTCTGGCGGCACTCTGTCAGCGAAGAACTGAACACGCTGAGCATATTCGGCGCGGGCATGTACTCCTACTTCGACCGCCGAGTACTTTTGCCGGTCCTGGCGCCAGATCAACTTCCGTCCGACCCGGCTACCGACACGAACTTCGCAAACCACAGCCTGCAAGCAATCGCCGTCGCGATCGTGCAGCAGGCATTGTCGTGGCCGTCAGGGAACGTACCTGTCATCACTCCAACGCCCCTGCCCGGCAACAACGAACGAAACTACCGAGGAGCTGACGTCGCCCCAGTCGGTGAACGGCTCCGGCAACTCACAGGCGTCCGCGACGGCCCTGATATCCGATTCGTGCCCCGCTGGACCACTGACCGCCTCGCGGTCGAATGGGTGATGCAGGTCGGCACTCCGACCGAACCGCTGCTGTTTTCCCCGCAGGAGCCGGTTTTCAACGTTGGCCTAGAAGAGTCCTCGGTGTCTGACGTGAGCGTTTCGATCGATGGCGCCAACATTGGCTCGCAAGGGTTCGCGTCCGGTGGCCGCGCAATCGAGGAAGCCCTCGTCGCGCGCGCGTTCGACCCGCGCCTCACCTCCGAAGGATTCCCTCTCCTTGACCTGGTGGACTCGTCACACGCGACCGTCAAGGAGTTCCCGACGCTGCAGGGCTACGCGAACGAGCTCGTCTTGCGATCCCGAACCCCGATCGAGTCGTGGTCGTTCACACATCAGACCGACCAGCGTCCGTTCCTGACAGGGTTCAACGTGGGCGACTTCGCCAAGGTCCGCATCTACAACTCGCCCTACTTCCCGGACGGCGAGAGGCGGCTGCGCATCACTTCCCGAAGCGGCGACGCCGTCGGCGACACCGTATCCCTCACGCTGCAACCGGAGGTGCTCTGATGGCAGGCGGATACACAGTCCCACCCGACGGCGACTTCGGCGCGATAATCGCTCGGCTCCAGCGAATAGAGGAGCGACTTCGAGAGATGGAGAGGCCGTCCGGTTCCCAGACGGCCGAGTCGTTGCGGCAGTTGAACAACGCGTCAGAATCGAAGAGTGCGTCGAGTGGGTTCCTCACTCAGAACGACATCACACCGCCCCTAACTGGGTACGACACGGCGGTGATTGTGTTTGACAAGCCTGAGTGGGCGACACGCGCGACGATTCTCGCCGCTGGGTCTATCTACATCGCGGCACCGCCCGCCGCGGGGTTCGGTGCGCCGAGCCGTCTCCGCATTGACGGGGTGAACGGTCAGGCGGTACCGAACTTCTTCGTCCCGCGCCGGTCGGGTGTTGTGGACGCGATGAACGCGTACACCGATCAGGATGCGATTACGACTGACGCGGTTCGCGCGTCGGTGTTTGCTCGCACGTTCGACGTGACGGGCGGAACCGTTCAGGTCGGTTGGCGTGTTGACATTACTGACCCGTGGGGGTCGGGCGACTTCCTGTTCGCCG